CCCGCCAGGGCAGCGGTCGCCGTGAGGTCGCCCGCGGTGGCGCTCGACCCCGCGCCCGCGCCAGCGAGGACGTTCGTGGTGCCCAGCACCCCAGCGGCGGTCGCCGCGCCCGCGGCGCTGCCCGCCAGGGCCGCCGAGGCCGACAGGCTGCCCGCCGCCGCGCCCGCGCCGGTCGCGGCGCCCGCCAGGGCCGCGGGCGACGCCAGCGCGCCCGCGCCGGTACCCGCGCCCACCGCGCCAGCCGGGCCGAGGTCGACGCCGCTGGCGGCCGCCACCGTGACCATCGGCGTCGAGACGTAGTTGTCCAGCAGCACGCCGCCCACCAGCACCCTGAAGGTGACGGGCACCTCGCCGCCGAGGTTGACAATCGACCAGTCGATGACCAGCGTCCAGGCCACGTCGCCGATATCGCCGGTGCCGTACGTGAGGCTCAGGCCGACCGGCTGGTCGGTGGCGAGGCCGTCGATGGTGCCGCCGGTCTCGGGCGGAATGGCGGGGCTGCCGACCGTCCCGACGATGGCGTCCGCGGTGCCTGGCGTGCCGGTGACGAACCGGACGGAGCCGGTGGAGGTCACGTCGACGTAGCCGCCGCCGCCGATCTGCCGCTGGAGCGTGAAGGTCGGGCTGGCGCCGGCGCCGCTGTTCTTGACGGCGAACCGCAGGACGAACTTCTCTAGGTCCGCGGTCTGGAACGCCGCGCCGGCGCCAGCGAGCGGCGTGCCGAAGGTGTAGACGCCGCCGCTGCTCACGCCGTCGTCGGCGTACCCCCGGAAGGTCTGCTGCTCCCATGCGGCGACGGTATGGCCCACGGTCTAGACCTGCCGCTCGCCGGGGCGCCGCTCGCCGGGCCGGTAGGCGCTGCGCGGCGCGAAGTCAGGGTCGGCGTTCGCCAGCGCGAACAGGCGCCCGTAATCCTCGCTGCTCACGGTGCGCCCTGCCTTCACGGCGGCCACGCGGTCGAGGCGGTCGGCGGTCAACTGGTCGAGGATGCCGAAGCCGTCGTGGCCCCACCAGTCGCGCGTGTCGCGCCGCCACGCGTACCAGTCCCACCGCGACTGGACGCCGCGGCCGGTGTCCGGGTCGCCCTGCACGATGCAGACCACGCCGAGGCCGGGCGCCTCCCACGGGTCGCCCATCGTCGAGTCGAACGTCGACCCGTCGGCGTAGTAGATGCGCCATCGGACCACGCGCTCCACCCCCTCGATCAGTAGGGCACGGGTTCGACGGGCGGCGGCGGGCAGACCCCAGGGTCCTCGTACGCGCCACCTTCCAGGCAGGCGGGGATGGGGTCGAACGGCCGAGCCGGTGGCTTCGGCGCAGGCCGCGCGGCGAACGCCACGCTGACAGCCAGCACCAGAAGGGTCAGGACCAGAACTCGTTTCATGCTGCCTCCTTCAGGCATCTCAGGCGGGCGGCCCGCCAGCCCGCGCGCGTTCCGCCTCGGCGCGGGCCTTCGCCGCCGCGCGTCGCTCGGGCGTGCGCGCCGCCTCGATCACCGCGACGCTCGCCGCGTCCAGGCCCGCCAGGCCGGGCGCGTCGTCGTCGGCGGCGACTACGCGCCGGTGGTACGACGACGCGATCACCACCCCGTCGCGCAGCACCTCCACGGCCTCGCGCACCTGGACGGTGCCGTCGCGCAGCACCTCCAACTGGTCCACGACCGTGCGCTCGGTGAGGCTCACGGGGTCCACGGCAGCGTGATGCGCGGCGGCCCACGCCGCGACGCGGCCGCCGCGTCGTAGTGGATGGTGGGGTGGCCGATCTCGCCCTCCCACGTGAAGGTGGCGCCAGGCGCCGGTGCGGGCGCCGCGGCGGGCGCGCACGCGCCCAGCACCACGCCGGTCAGAAGCACGATCAGAAGCGAACGGAGAACCCTACGCGCCACGGTTCAGACCTCCCAACAGAACGAAGCGGCCCGTACGCGGGCAGGGCGAACTCGCCCCACACGCCCCACGTGGCCGCGTACCAGCCGACCAGGGCGTACGGTGCCACCCCGGCCCGCACGCCCCACACCGCGCGGGCGTCGACGCCCACGCTGACCTCCAGCGCCCCCACCACCACGACCGGCTGCTCGACCATGCACCCGCCCTGCACGCCGCTCAGGCTGCACGACAGGGTGCGCGTCGGCGGATCAGCGGCGAAGGCGCTCGCGCACAGCGTCCACGCGAGGAGTGCGGCCAGCAGACGGTGGAGGCGCATCCGTCACGCCCCCGAGGACTTTCCCCAGCGGCCCGCCAGCAGGTCGAACACGTTGACGCCCAGGAACGCGGTCAGGCCCGCGGCGACGCCGTACAGCAGCCCACCAGGCCACCGCGCCATCTCGGCGAACGGCGCCACCGTGACGGCGTCCAGCGCGCCGCCGACCAGGCCGAGGGCGGCGCCGACCACCACGGTCGCCAGCGCGACCAGCGGCCGCCCGTCAACCCAGGGCAGCGCCGCGCGCACCCGCCCGACGAGGGCGACCACCGCCGCGACCATGAGGGCGGGCGTGGTGAAGAACTCCATGAAGGCGGTCCAGTCGAGTGCGATCGGTTCCATCTGCTACCTCCGAGGGATGCGCCGCATGAGGCGACGCTGAAGCCAAGTCAGGGTTCGCGGCGAACGTCGATCTTCGGCGGCCGCCAGCGCAGCACGAGGGCGCCGTCGAACGTCGGCCTGCGCGACAGCGCGAGCCGCAAGCGGTCGGTGGGGGTGAGGTCGTGCAGCACCAGCGTCTCCGCGCGGCGATCCTGGTTGACGCGCAGCGCGCCCGCCGTGTCGTCGAGGGCGCCCGCTTCGCGCAGCACCCGCGCGACCCGGCGCGTCCAACCGCGTCCGTACGTCGTCCACTTGTCCCCCAGGCTCGCCAGGAAGTCGAGGCGGTCGGCGCAGTAGACGGCGGCCGTGCCCGCCCGCGCGAGGGTGGTCAGCGCCGCCTGAACGCCCGAGTGGACCGCCATGTCGAACGCGGCGATCCGCAGGCCCGCGGGCAACTCGGGCGGGATGGCGGCCCAGTAGTCGCGGAGGTAGATGGCCTCCGCCTGCGCGCGGGTGAGGTTGGGGATGTCGACGGCGGGGTACGCGCGCGCGCTGATCCCGTACTTCGTGCCGACCAGGGTGCCGTCGGGGCGGTAGTTGCCCGCGTCGCGGGGGTCGTTCTGGAAGCCGCCCTCCAGGTCGATCAGGAGGTCGAGGGCGATGCGTTGTGCCTGCTGCTCGGTGAGCATCCGACCTCCATAAGTGATGATGGCCCGTCCCCGCGGGGGGGACGGGCCACCGCGACCGAATGGTAGCACGCGGTTGGCCAGCCGTAGAACGCGGCCAAGCCAGCGCCGACCAGGACGCGCCGACAGCGAACACGACGACATGCCGAAGCCACGCGGGGACTTCCTTCATGCGATCACCTCCCCCCGACGAGCGTCGTCACGCGATGTACCCGCCACCGCTGAAGATGATCTGGAAGCCGCTGGTGCCGACGCTCGTGCCCGTCATGCCAGACCAGCCGAGGGCGTCGCCCGACGCGTAGACGTTCGCCGCCGTGCCGACGCTGTTGGTGTAGAGGCCGAGGATCGGCCGCGACCCGTCGTAGTTCAGCGTCGTGAACATGCCGATGGCGCCCAGGTGCCGGTTCGCCAGGAGCGTGAACGGCAGGGTGAAGCCGAAGGCGAACGAGATCGGCGAGGTCTGGCTGTTCGTGGCGATCCGCACGTTCAGGTAGACGTAGTCGCCGACCCGCGTGTAACGCCCATACGTGCTGGAGGTGATGTAGGAGACGCTGGTGAAGCCCGCCAGCACCGGCGTCCAGGTGCCCGTCTCATACGGGAGGTTGCCCGCGTGCCACATCACGTGCTGCGTGCCGCTGGTATCGCCGGGGCGGAACCGCACGGTGTTGTCGCCGCCTTTGATGATGATGCTCCCGTCGACGGTGCCCGCGCCGGTGGCGTTGCGGATGAACGTCTCGTCGGCCGAGGCGGACGCCAGCAGTTGCGCCTGGGCGCCCCCGACGCTCGGCCGCACCGTCAACTGGGCGGTGGCGGCCGAGGTGAGCAGGTAGCCCTGCGCGCTCTGGTCCGCGCGGACGTACCGCCCGGTGTTCGCCGCCACCGCGCCCGCGGGCGGGGTGGTCGTGCCGCTCAGCGCCTCCAGGTCGAAGTAGGTGCGGACGACCGTGCCGCCGGTGTTCTCCCCGATCTCATAGCCGTCGAGGCGCGTATAGGTCACGTTCGCTGCGGCGTAGAGGTCGATGTACGTCGTCGGGGTGTTGCGGGTGATCACGTAGACGAAGTCGGCCTCCATCTTCGTGTCGCCGAGGTGGTCGACCGCCATCTCCACGACCGGGTCGCTGCCGAAGGCGGCCTGCTGTTTCGCGCGGAACCGCACGATGGCCTGCCGCGCGATCCCCATGCTGCCGCCCGTCTCCAGCGCCAGCCACGTCGCGCTCACGTCCGAGTATTGGTCGACGATCTCGTACCGCGCGATGCGTCCCCATTGGCCCGCCGCCGAGGCGCTGGTCGTCTGCGTCCGCCAGGCGCGGCCGGTCGTGCCGATCATCGCCTCGACCGCGTCGAGGTCGTCCTGGTCCGCCTTCAGCGCCAGCGCGGCGTCCACCGCCGACTGGTCCGCCTTCGTGGTGTCCAGGTCCGTCAGGCTCGCGTTCACCTTGGCGAAGGCGTCGCGCTTGTCGTCGCCGCCGACGCCGGTCGGATCGGTGCCGAGGTTCACGAGGGTGATGCTCACAGGACCACCTCCGCGCCGAGGCCGTTCGTCCAGGTGCTGCCGAGGGCGTCGAAGGCTAGGGTCACGCGATCTCCAATCTCGGTCGGCGTCCGCGCGTGCCAGGCGAGGCCTCGCACGCCGCGGGTGTACTCGCCCCACCGCAGGCTGGTCGCGTCGGCGGCCATCGCCAGCAGCGCGTCGAGGGTCGGTGCGCCCACGTCGCTGCCGATGTGGAACGCGTCGACGATCACCTGCGCCGCCGACCGCATCCCGTCACCGTCGACGTACCAGTCGGTCGAGTAGGGCGCGCGGCGGACCTGTCGCGCGTACGTGACCGTCTCCGCGCGCGGCCGCCAGCGCGTGAGGCTGATCGACTCGCCCGTGTCGAGGGTGCGGTCGCCCGCCAGGCTGGAGCGGTCGCCCGCCAGGTCCGCGCGGCTGCCCGCCAGGTCCGGGGTGGCGCGCTCGATCACGAGGGGGTCCACGTCAGCCACCGGCGCGCCCCTCGATCACGTCGGCCGCCCACGTCAGCATGACCGGGTCGCGCTCGGCCGCGTGCGCCTCGACCTCCAGCGGGTTCAGGTGGTACCGGAACCCCACGCGCGCCCACCCGAGGAGGTACGCGCCCAGGAACCGCCAGCCGAGCCGTTCGCGCTGGAGGACGTGCGCGAGTTCGTGCGCCAGGCCCCGCACGGTGACGGGGTACCGCTCGACCCAGTAGATCGTCCGCCCGCTGACGCGCGCCATGACCCAGGACGGCCACAGGCGCGCGACGCGCTCGACCACGACCGGGACCCGCGTCACAGCCAGTACGGCGTGCCGCCGCTGGTGCGCCAGGTCGGCGCGGTCGTGGCGAAGGCGAGGCGGACGTTGTAGCCCATGACCGCGTCGGCCTTCGTGAAACTGGCAAGGCCGTCGACATCCCGGTAGTAGGCCGTGCCGCCGATGGTGACGCGCAGGTCCGTCGCCGTCTCGGCCACGAACATGAGGCTGGTCAGGTCGCTGATGCTGTCCGCCAGGCTTGCGCCGATGATGCGCGCCTCGATCACCAGCGGCGTCGGCGACCAGCCGCCGTCGCCGACGGCGTACCAGTCGGTCGAGTAGGGCGCCCGCTGGACGGTGCGGTCGACCTGCATGGTGTTGCTGGCGAAGTTCCAACGGTCGACGACGTAGAACGTGCCGCCCGAATAGACGCTCAGGCTGCTCATCGGTTCGCTCCCCCTTCAGCGACAGCCCGGCGCGCCAGGCGCTCCAGGATCACGCGCTCGGCCTCCAGGCTGGCGTCCCACGCCTGGCCGACGTGGAAGATGCTCACGACGCCCTCCTTTCGGGTGACGCGGTACTCGGTGCGTTCGATGGGGAGGGTCATGGCGCCCCCGCTGCGCGGCGTGAGGGTCAGCGTCTGCGTCGCGCTGCGGATGCCGTAGATCGTCACGGCGGCCGCTTCGGGCGCTGGCGCGCGTTCGTACGCGCTGGCGATCCGCTCGCTGGCGGTGCCGAGCGCCACCGCCCCCGAGCCGGTGTCGACCGTGTCGCTGTCGGGCACGTAGAACGACACGTCGTAGATGCGCGCGGCGTTGCTCCCGGTGCCGGTGACGGTCACGTCGAGGTAGGCGGCGTCGTGGGGGTAGGTGCCCGTCTCCTCGTGGAAGGGCGCGGCGACGACGAACATCTCGACATCCTGGCCGGTGCCTTCGGCGGGCACGCGGTACCAGGCGGCGGTGTAGTCGGTGCCGAGCGCCTGCGTCCGCCCGATGTAGGCATACACTTGGTTGCTGAAGTCATCGGTGAGGTCCTGGACGCGCAACTTCACGCGCCAGATGCCCGTGAACTTTGTCACGACGTTCCCCATGCCGCCGACCGTGAAGCGCAGCGTGCCGTACCCGGTCGTCGACGCGTACGTCGTGTCGCTGGCGTCGGTGGCGGACTGGATGCCCGACCACGTGCCGCCGAGGGCGGGGATCGAGACGACCAGAGGCGCCTCCGCCATGAAGTCTAGCGGGTTGTCCAGTTGCACCACCCGCTCGGTGCGCACGGACCGGCTGCTGCTCGCGCCGCTGCCGAGCAGCCGCGCGACCGGCGCCGCAGGCTGCACGCTGGGGTCCACCGCGACCACGCCGCCGCCGACGGCTACCTTCACCGCGCGCAGGTTCCGCAGGTCCAGCCCGCCCGCGTACACCAGCCACGCCGCGTCGGCTTTCTCCTCGGCGCTCAGCGGCGTCCACTCGACCAGCGTGCCGTCGGCGATCTCGCTCGCCGTCGCCGCCGTCGCCTTCGGCCGCCTGAAGAACACCTCCCCGCTCGCGTTCACGCCCCACACCGTCGCGGGGACGGTCTGCCCCGCGGTGTAGGTCGTGCCGTCGTAGGTGTACGTGCTGCCGGTGGGGACCACGAACGCCGGGACCATCGCCGCGTACGCGTCGAGGTAGTCGCCGACCGTCTCCAGACCGGGGTAGCGGATGCCCGCCACGAACTCCTGCAGCGGGGTGTTCGCCGTGCTGAACGTGACGCCCGCGGGCATCGTCAGGTAGTTCAGCATGATCCGCACGATGGTGCCAACGTCGCCGCCAGCGGTGTCGTACAGGGGCACGGAACTCTCGTAGAACCGGCGGCGCAGGCCGACCGCGCGGTACGTCTGCGCGCCAGGCGCGCGCGGGTTGCCCGCCTGAGTGATCATGCCCTTCCAGCGGTCGACGGCCGCGCCGCCCACGGTGCCGAGTTGCAAGAGGATGATGTCGCGCGGCGCGATGTCGACGAGGCTCGGGACCGCCGTGAACGTCGCGTCGATGCAACCGCCCGCCGCGTCGACGCTGAACGAGTCGAGGGAGACGATCCCCGGCGTGCCCGTCAGCGGCGGGATGTCCGAGCGGTGCATCCCCTTGTACGTGCCGTCGCTCGCCCAGACGGTCATGCTCCAGAAGTAGTCGAACGCCATCACAGGCCCCTAAGCGCGGCGGTGCTGGTGCCGCCCGTGCTGCCGCCCGCGCCCGCGACGCTGACGGTGATCCCCTCGGTGACGAGGCGGTCGACGTACTGGCCGAAGCGGTCGACGCTGTCCCCGAAGGTGCTGCCGCGCCCGGCGCGCACGGCGGGGTCGCTGAACACCGCGCGGATGATCTCGGCGGCCTCCATGAGCGTGCTGGCGGCCTCGACCAGCGGCGTCGCCACCGCCAACTGCACGCCCCCGGTGACGCTGCCGAAGTTCATGGACGCCGCGCGCGCCGCGGGCGTCGGCTCAGGCTCGGGGTCGGGTTCCCCCTCGGGGTCGGGCAGCGTGCGTCGCTCGATCCGGTAGAGCCACCCAAATAGGAAGTTCCACACGCCGACCAGCACGTCCACCACCCCCGTGAGGACGGCCGCCAGGCCCCTCGCCACCCAGCCGATCAGCGCGAAGGCGGGCTGGAGCATCCCGACGAGGATGTCGACCAGCGGCAGGATGGCGTCGATCAGCGGCAGCAGCGCGTCGGCGGCCTGGCCGACAAGCGCCACCAGCGGCTCCATGAGGACGCCGAGGGCGTCCATGAGGCGCGTGAACCCCTCGCTGCGCTGCAAGAGGTCCATGAACCCGCCGATGAGGGCGCCGAGGGGGCCGCCGGTGACGAAGCCGTCTAGGGCGCCGCTCAGGCCGGGGATGCTGTCCTTCGTGACGCCCAGCAGCGCCTCGCCAAAGCCGCGCAGGGGGCCGTCGTCGGCGCTGAAGGTGGTCAGGTCCTCGACCAGGGCCGCGCGGGCGTCCAGTTCCTCCTGGGGCGTCGCCTTGACCGGCGCGACGGTCGCCGTCACCCCAGGGATCGGGATGGCGACGCTGGCGGTGCGCGGGTCGTTCGTCGCGCGGTTCGTGTACTCCGCGCCATAGGTGCCGTAGCGCATGGTGGCGGCCTCGCGGGCGGCCTGCGTCGCCTGGCGGGCGGCACGGGCGCGCTCAGCGTCGTCGCGGGCGAGGAGGGCGGGGTCCGCGGCGATCCTGCGGCTGTCGCTGTACGCCGCTTGCGCGGCGAGGGTCGCGGGGCTGGCGGTGGTGCGCATCGCGGCGACGCGCGCGGCGCGGGCGTCCTCCGCAGCCTGGCGGCGTGCGGCGGCGGCGGCGTCGGCGGCGAGGACGCGCGCATGGTGCGCCGCTTGCGCCGCTTCGATGTCGAGGAGTTCCGCGACCACCCGGTCGTGGTTGCGCTCGGCGGCGGCGTCCATCGCTGCCTGCCGCGCCAGGGCGGCCTCCGCCTCGGCGACCGCCAGGGCGAGGTGGTGGTCGTTCTGCGCCGTCTCGATCCCGAGGAGCGCCGTGAGGTAGTGCGCCTGCGTCCGCTCGGCCTCCGCGATGCGCGCGGCCTCGGCTTCGGCGGCGGCCTCCTCGGCGGCGGTGGCGGCCGCGGCTTCGGCGGCCAGCACCTGATCGGCCTGCGCGGCTTCGATGTCGAGGAGTTGGTCGAGGACGCGTTCGCCGTGCCGTTCGCGGACGGCTTCGATGGCGGCCGCGCGTGCCTCCTCGGCCTCGACGCGCTCGGCGGTGGCGGCCTCGACCGCGGCGACCTGCGCCGCCTCCAGGTCGAGGAGTTCGTCGAGGACGCGCTGGCCGTTGCGGGCGGTGGCTTCGGCGATGGCTTCGGCGCGCGACTTGGCGGCCGCTACCGCGGGGTCGTCGCCGGTGGCGGTGGGCGCCGGGGCCGGGTCCGGGGGCGGGCCGTCGAGGGTGTCGACCGCGTCGCCGGTGGCGCCGACGGCGGCGCGCAGCAGCGCCTCGCGCTCGCCGTACAGGACGCGCAAGTCCTCCTCTAGCACCGCCATCTCGGCGGTCGCGTCCGCCATCACGCGGGCGTTGGCGGTGATCACAGCGGTGTCGCGTTCCCACTCGGCCTTGATCCGCAGGTACGCGTTGTGCTGCTCGGGCGTCATGCCCCCAGACGTTCCCAGCACGTCCGCGTTGGCGGGGTAGATGCTGCCGTCGCGGATCACGAAGTCCTCGCGGTTCAGGTTCGCCTCGCGGAAGATGGCGTCGGTGTCGCGCGCGGGGCTGGCGCTGATGTCGCTTCCGCTCGCCAGCCCGTTCAGGCCCGCCATGCGCGCGTTCAGCGCCGCGATCTGCGCGTCGATCTCGATGGTGGCGAACGCTCCAGCGATCCGCGCGGCCGCGTCCTCGCCCGCGTCACCCGTTTCCGCCAGGTCGTCGCGCAGCGCCTGAAGGGCTGTCTTACCCTCGCCGTCGACGAACTCCGCGACGCGGTCGAGGGCGGACAGCAGGCTCGTGTTGTCGTTCCCAGCCAGCGCCTTCTGCACGTCCGCGACGGCGTTGTCGAGGCTGTCGTCGCGGCCGCGGAACTTCCACGCCAGCGCCGCCAGCGCCGTGCCGAGGAGGACGGCGGCGCCCGCGGGGCCGCCGACCAGCAGCATCGCGCCGCGCAGCAGCAGCAGGCCCGTGCGCGCCTCCGCGGCGAGGCGGACCATGCCGCCGAGGGCGACCAGCAGCGGCCCGATGGCGGCCGCGACGCCCGCGGCGATGGTGCCGACCCGCAGCAGTTCCGGGTTCGTCTCCGACAGCCCGCGTAGCAGCGCCGCGACCTCCTTGACGAGGTCGGTCGCCCACTCCAGCAGGCCCGAGTCGGCGATGGCGAGGCCGACGGCCTCCAGCGCGCTCCGAAACTCCTTCAGGGCGCCGTTCAGACCCTCCATCTGCGCGTTGGCGATCCGCTCGGCGGTGCCGCCGCTGTCCTCCAGTTCGCCGGTGAACTCGCGCAGCGCCGAGGACCCGCGCGACAGCAGCGCCTCCAGCGCGGGGCCGCCGCGGTCGCCGAAATACTCCAGCGCCTCGGCGGTGGTGAGGCTGCGCGCTTCCAACTGTTCGATGATGTCGGCGAGCGGCAGCAGGTTGCCCGCGGCGTCGAACGCGGTGATCCCCAACTTGCCCGCGTCCTGCGCGACGGTCGACAGGATGCGCCGCAGGCCGGTGCCCGCGAGGCTCGCCTGCAGGCCCGCGTCGCTCATGAACCCCATGGCCGCGGTGGCTTCCTCGATGCTGACGCCGAGGCCCGACGCGATGGGCGCGACGTACTTCATGCCCTCGCCCAACTGCGCGACGTTCGTGTTGCTGTTGATCGACGCGCTCGCCAGCACGTCGTTGACGCGCGCCAACTCCGCCGCCTCCAGGCGGAACCCGGTCAGCACGTTCGATGCGATGTCGGCCGCCTCGGCGAGGTCCATCTGCCCGGCGGCCGCCAACTGCAGCGTGCCGGGCAGGGCGCCCAGCACCTCGTTGGCGTCGAACCCGGCCATCGCCAGGAACCCCATCGCGTCCGCCGCCTGCGTCGCGCTGAACTGCGTGGTGGCGCCGAGGTCCTTCGCCAGGCTCTCCAGCGCCTCGATCTCCTGGCCGGTCGCCTGGCTGATGGCGCCGACCCGGTTCATGCTCGCCTCAAAGTCCCCGGCGGCCTTCAGGCTGATCGTGCCGATGGCTGCGATGGGCGCGGTCACGTACAGGCTCATGTTCCGCCCGACGGTCTGCATGGTGCGCCCGAGGCGGCGCAGGTCGGCCTCCATGCGCTGAGCGGAGGACCGCATGGCGGCGCTGTTGCGCTTCGCCTGCGTCTCGATCTCGCTCAGGCCGTCGCGGGCGGCCCGCAGGGCGGCGCTCGCCTCGTCGACCGCCCGCAGGACGATCTGTACCTCGTTGGCTCGCGCCATTCGCCCCTCCGTCTAGCCCGGCCAGTCGGGCGGGGCCGCGCTACGTGGCCCGCGCCCGCGCTCGGCCTTCTGGCGTTCGATCTGCTGGTCGCGCATGTCCGCCTGCCAGCACTCAAAGTCGACGGACCAGTCGCCCAGGTCGCTACTCAGCAGGCGGCTCGGGGTCGTGCCGTAGTGCTTCGCCATCCTGCTCAGCACCACCGCCCACCGGCTCGTCAGGAAACGTGCCAAGCGCGGAACCCCCGAGCCGCGCGTACGGGAGGCTCGACCACCGGACGATCTCGTCGTGGAGGTACGTGAAGTCGTCGCCGAAGTCCTCGGGCGTCATGCTGTCGGGGTCGTCGGTGGCCTCCAGGACCACGCGCTCGCTGGTGACGCCGAGGGCGATGATGGCGCGCTGGGTATCCAGCGTCTGCCGTTGGCTGTCGTGGATGAGGGCGGGGTCGTCGGTCAGCGCCTGCTCGATCCGCTGCCGCGCGAGGGTGGGGTCCTCGCCTTCGGTCGCCTGGAGGGCGGCGAGGCGGAACACGCTTGGGGGCGTGGGGACGATGCCGACGACCTCGCCGACCTTCACCTTGCGGATGGTGACGGTCAGGTCGTCGGTGGCGGGGATGCTCCCGGCCGCCCGCGCGAGGCGGGTGGCGGCCGGGAGGACCACGGTCTTGCGGGTCAGGTTGCGCAGCAGGGCGGCGTTGCTCATGGACGGGCCTCCGAGGGTCAGTAGGACGTGGTGGTGTTCGTCAGGGTGATCTCGGCCTCGTAGCCCGCGACCGAGTCGAACTCGGCGGTAGCGGTCACGTCGACCGTGAGGCGGCCGGGGCCGCTGATCGGCGCGCCCCAGGAGTCGATCTGCACCTTCGGCAGGTCGACGGCGAGGACGTTCGCGCCACTCGTCCAGGTCAGCGCGTACGCGGCGGTGGTCGCGGCGCGGAAGTCGGCGTACGTGCTGGCGTCGCGGAAGGTGAGCGTCATGGCGAGCGTGACGGTCAACTTGTCGTCGAAGTCGGTGGCGGCGATCTCGCGCGTGCCGTTCAGGACTTCCTCGCCGCTGAGGCTGTTGGCGATGGTGAGCGTCAAGTCCTCGACGTACGGGAACGCGACCGCGTCCTTCGTGATGGCGAGGTCCCGGAAGATGAAGCGCGGGTTCGTCTCCAGCGCGACCGTCTCGGCCGACGCGACATCGCTCACGTCCTGAAACAGGAACTCCGCGTCGACGGTGAGGGCGTCGTCGGCGGGCTGGCGGAGGGTCAACTGCGTGACCTGCCCGCCCGCGTAGCGGTGCCGCAGGCTGCCGCGCTCGACGGTGACGGAGTAGGGCGGCAGCGCCGCCTCGGCGCTGAACTTGTCGGTGGTCGGGGTGAACACGTGGACGTACGGGCCAACGCCGCTGGTGACGGGCACACCGACGGCGGCGCGCAGCAGGTGCCCGAGGGCGCCGGGGCGCGCGTGGAGTCCGCTGATGCTGCCGCTGATCCGCGTGCGGCCTTCGATGGCGGGCAGCGTGCTACGGGTGCCGAAGGTCATGGCCTCCCGAAGGCGGCCGCGCTCCTCGCTGATCGACTCGGTGGCGCTGACGAACACGGTCGACGCGACCGGGGTGCCCCAGGTCACTTCCTTGCCGATCCCGATGTAGCCCTGAATGCCGGTAGCCATGCTCAGTCCTCCTGAAGGGTCGAGCCGGTCGGCTCGGGGGTGGTGTCGGCTTCAGGGGCGGGACTGAAGCAGGGGTGCGCGGCGAGGCGTTCGGCCTCCTGCGCGTCTGCGGCGCTCACGATAGCACCGGGCCGCAGGCGCGGCACGAACGCGCTCGGGGTCGGCGCGTAGACGAACGCGCGTGGGGGTGGCGTCTTGCGCTTGCTCATAGTTCCCCGGCCTCCACTTCCACCGCGACGACGCGGTAGGCGTACCCGTTGCGCTCGATCAGGTCGAACGCGTAGCGGGTGCATCGGACGTTTTCGACGAGGCCACCGAGGGTGTAGTCGAACCCGGCGGCGTGGACGGTGTTCACGAACGCGGCGGCGAGGCCAGCCAGCAGCACCTCGTCGTCGTCCTGGTTCGCGCGCAAGGCCGAGTAGATGTGGACCTGCAGGTCGTGGCGCTCCAGGAGTTGATCGGTGGGCGCGGCGCGCTGCTGCTGGACTTGCCCGCTGGTCTGCCACACCTCGACGGCGGGGGTGGTCGTGAGGCTGTTCAGGCCGAGGCGCGCGTCGCGGATGCCGGGCACCGCGGCAGCGATGTCGCGCAGGGCGGTGGCGATCAGGCTGGGGTCGGTCATGGCGCCATCTTCTTTAGCGCCAACTCCAGCATCCCGTCCTGCAGGGTGGTCAGGATGCGCTCAAAGACGTGCGGCTGGAAGAACCCGGCCTTCGGTTTCGGCAGCATCGCGCGCTCAGGGATGAGCGTCCTGGGGCGCGTATCGTCGCCCTGGTGGTACACCGCGTCGCGGCGGGGGCTGCCGACGACCAGCACGTTGCCGCCCTCCTCGATCCGGTACGTGAACGAGTTGCGGAGTTCGCCGGTGATCAGGAGCGCCTTCGTCTGGCGGCGCCCTTCGCGCTGGCGGCGGGCGAGGGTGGACGGCGCGATCTTCGGCCAGGGCACGCCGTCGGGCGACTCCTGGTTGCGGAACGCGGGGCGGGCCATGTCGTCGACGATCATCTGGCCGACCATGCGCAGCGGCGCGCGCGGGTTGCCGTACACCTGCGCGGCCTCGGTGAGGCGCTTCTGGAGGATGCCGAGGCTCACGTCGACCGTCAGGGTCAGCGCGGTGGAGCGGGGTTCGCCCTTCGCGGGGACGAACACGTCAGAACCCCAGGTCCCAGCGGCGGCCGACGTTCGTGCTGATGCTCGGCTGGCCTGGCTCGGCGGCGTCGGTGGCGAGCGGCAGGTCGAGCGTCACGCGCCCGGCGGCCATCTCTTTCAGCCACGCGACGGCGGCCTGGTAGTCGATCCACAGGGCGCTGGTGCTGGCGGGTTCGGGCAGCAGCCGCAGCACGACGGCGAGGCGGTAGCGCGCCACGTCGGCGATGCGGCCGCGCAGTTCGTCGGGCACGTCGTCGAGGGCCAGCGGCACGGTGTACCCGGCGGCGCGCAGGTACCCGTTCGCGTCGGCGCTGGCGCGTTCGATGGCGGTCTGCCGCTGGACCATCGTCGCGCGCTCCAGCAGGTCGCCGGTCAGCGTCTCGTCGAGTTGCGTCAGGGTCAGGTAGGCAATCACGCCTCGGCCTCCAGGGCGTCGCGGGCGGCGATGATCCGCTCGGCGGTCTTGCGGCCGATGCCGGGCACCTTCACCAGTTCCGCCTCGGTGGCGCCGTACAAGTCCTCCAGCGCCACGTAGGGCACCGGGGCGGCCGCCAGGAGGTCGCGTGCGGGGAAGGTGTCCGGGAGGGGCACGGAGGGCGTGGTGGCGGCCACAGCGGCGACGTGGGCGTGCGCGAGGGCGTCGTTCTCGGCGTCCGCCATCGCGCGTGCCTTCTGCTGCCGGTAGCGCCTGAAGGTGAGCATCCCCACCGGGGGCCTCCTAGTGGGCGGCCCGCCCGCCCAGGTCGGGCAGGCGGGCCGCGGTCAGGTCATGCGCGGATCAGTTGACGACGTTGTGGACGATCTTCACGGCGCCCAACTTGGTGCCGCCGTTCGGGCGGAGGTACAGGTGCGCCGCCCAGTAGATGTGGACCGCGGCGACCGCCGAGTCGCTGAGGATGTCGGAGTCGGTCTGGACGGGCGCGTCGCCCTGCATCCAGAACGCCAGCGCGTTGCGCTTCACCAGCAGCGTCTCGTAGCCCGTGGTGGTGCCAGCGCCGCCGTAGAGGGCGGTCTTGGTCAACTTGTCCGAGCGGATCACGGGGATGCCGTTCACGGCGCCGAGGGCGCCGGTGTTCAGCGCCTGGCCGGGCGCCTGGTAGAGGGGACGGCCGTTCAGGTCGACCTCCAGTTCCCAGTCGCGGACCACGTCGGAGTGCGCGACGATCAGCGCGATGTCGTCCTGCTCATCGCCCCAGAGGTAGCGGGCCTTCACCAGTTCCGTCCACGTCAGGCGACCGTTGGCGACGGTGGCGCTGTCGTAGATGTCGTGGACGAGGGCGCTGGTCAGGCCCTCGGCGATCAGGGCGGCGTCGGCGCGGCGCTGGAGGCCGACGCGCAACTGGCGGGCCGCCTCGGCGTAGGGGTCGGCGTACATGGCCGCCATGCGCGCCCACTCGCTCATCTCAAACGCCTTGCCCGAGTGCGCGATGGTGGCCGTCTCGCTGGTCATGGCGAGTTTCGCGGGCGTCAGCGCGGGCAGCGCGCCCCCGGCGCCTTCGTCCGACGCCAGATCCTCGAAATCGCCGATGGTGCCGAAGTAGGGGATCTTGATGGTGTCCCCGCCGCGGCCGCCGGGCCAGCCGCGGGTGCTGACCGCCGCGGCGCCGGTGCCGTAGAGCGCCTGCATCCCGGCGAACTCGCCACGGATGGCGTCCTCCAGGACTTCGGGGACGATCAGATCAGAGCGGATGGTGGTCGCCATGCGTCAGGCTCCTATCAGGCCGCGCGCGCGGCGCGGTGGTCGGTGAGGATGCGGACGAACTCGTCGTGATCGGTAACGGCGAGGGCGTGCTTCTCGACGTTGCTCAGGGCTTCCCACTCGGTTCGCTCGGGCGTCACGTTGACGCCTCGGGCGGGTTCCTTCGCGGCGGTCGCGGAGGTCGGCACGACGCGGGGGGCGGCGTCGAGGTAGGCGCGGAGGCGGGCGGGGTCGACGCGACCGTTGGCGTCGGTGAGCGCCTTCAGCAGCGCGTCGCGGCTGGCGGGCGTCATCTTGCCGTCGGTGAGTCCCTGCGCGGTCAGGCGCTCGACCTCGGCGGCCTCGGTGTCGCGGTCGCGCTTCTCGATCTCGGCCTCCAGTTCGGTCGTGCGGGCGGCGAGGGCTTCGGTGCGGGCTGCGCCATCGCGCCAGGCCAGGACGGTGCCGAGGAGATCGGCGCCTTCCGGGACCTCGCGCGCGAGATGCCGGACCACCTCCCGATGCGCCGTGAGCGTGGTGACGACCTCCAGCGCGGCGGCTTCGCTGGCGTCCTCGGTCAGTCCGAGCGTGCGCATGAGTGCCTTCATGCGGCCTTCCTTCCTGGCGCCAGCGGCGCCCGTGGGCGGGTTCGTTCGGGAGGCGACCAGCGCCGGGAGGTTCCGGGTGGCCGGGAGGTTCGTCAGGGCGACGTTCACGAACTCGACGATCTGGCCGTCCTCGTCGGTGACGAACGCGGGGCTGATGTAGCGGTACTCGCGGGCGCGCAGGCGCTCCAGGGCGCGGTCGGTCCAGCGGATGCCGACCGCCCACAGTTCGGGGCCGTCGGGCGTGTCGCGGACTTCCAGCCGGTACCAGGCGGCGGCGGGCGCCTCGACGGGCGGGTGCTGGAGCGCCTGGTGTTCGTAGTCGAACGAGTATTCGTTCTGCCAGCGGGCGGCGGCCTCCATGACGAGGCGGGCGCTGTCGGGGGTGAAGTGGAACACGCCCTTTTCGGTGTCGTTCGCGCCGGGGCGGAACAGGCGCACCTCGGTGGGCGGGTCGGCGGTGGGGATCAGCAGGGACAGGGTGCGGGGGACGAGGATCGGCGCGGGTGCCGCGGTGGCGGTGCCGATGGTGATGCTGGCGGCGTTCGCGGTGCTGGTGGCGTCCATGCGGTCCCCCTTCCTACGAGGTCGCCACCCGTCCCCTGGTGGGGTGACGGGTGGCGACGGGTGGCGCGGCTTTCACCACGAGTGGTGGTCCGCGGCGTGAGTGTAGCACACGCCCCACCGCGTACAGGACGCGGTGGGGCGCGGGGGTGGCGGGGGTGGCCTAGCAGGGCACGTGCTGGTCCAGGAGCGCCCGTAGGTACTCGCTGGCCGTGGTGGTGCCGCGGGCCTTCTCGATCCGCTTGGCGAGGGCTTGGGGGACGCGGGCGCTGACCTTGACGCTGCCCTTCGGGTCGATGGGGTCGGGGACGAAGTCACCGAGGTTGCGGCGGCTGGTGATGCTGCGGCGGTCGGGCACGGTGGCCTCCTTGGGGGTGGTGCGGCGGGCGCTCATGCGGCGCGGCCGATCTTGGCGAGGCAGGCGCTGACGGCTTCGTCGGGGGTGCCGCCGTCGGAGGCGTCGAGGCCGTGGGCGCTGCTGTTGTGGGGGTGCGCGCACCAGACCGGGCGGCCGTGGTCGTCGGTGTAGTCGCGGCGGCGGATCAGGCGCAGGAACCGGAACCCGCGCGCGGTGTTGACGGTCAGGGCGTACGCCTCGGCCTCGCCGCGCTGGACCTGGACGGCGAACGGCTGCGCCAGCACGTCGGGGCTGGACAGGGTCGGGGTCACAGGGCGCCGCCGTCGTGGCGCAGGACGCGCGCGAGGCTGGCGACGGTGGCGTCGCGGTCGAGGGTGCGCCATTCCGCCTGGCCCGCGTGGGCGTCCCAGATTTCGGCGGCGACGGCTTCGGCGGCGGGGGTGCCGCGGCTGGTCGTCCAGATGGTGACGGTCGCGGTGGGGGAGGCGCCGCCGAGGAGGCGGGTCCAGAGGGCGCGGTCGAAGTCGGGCGCCCACGGCCGGGTGCGCTCGGGCGTCGAGGCGCCCAGGACGGCGCGCGCCTTGGCGCGGGCGGCGGCGCGGTCGGCTGCCCGGCGGTAGTCGAAGGCGAGCCACAGGGCCGACAGGGCGGCCTCCAGCGCGTCGATCCGGTCGAGCGCCCGGCCGACGGCGGGGTCGGCCATGGACTGTGTCAGCAGGTGGTGGCGGTCGGCGGTGGTCATGGTGTCCTCCTTGGGGGCGCTCATTCCAGCGCCTCGGCGATGATCCGGTCGGCCTGCTCGGCGAGGTAGAGGGCGGTGGCGATGTCGGCGCGGGTGACGCCGCCGACGCGGCCGTCGGTGAGGGTGTCGGCGGTGGCCTTCGCCATCATGCGGGCGGCGTCGGCGAGGTTGGCGGCGGCCTTGGCGATGGTGACGGCGTCGAGGGCGGGCGGGGTGTTCGGGGTGGTGGTCATGGGGTCCTCCTGGAGGGGGTGGCGCCGGTCGCGGGGACCGGCGCCCGAGGGGTGGGGGTCAGTCGCGGGGGTAGTCCTTGTCGGCGGCGGCCCACATCTCCTCGTAGTCGGCGGCCTTGGCTTCGACTTCGGAGGTGATGCCGAGGGCGGCGGCGGCGGTGCGGATGCCGTCGCCGACGCCGTTGGCGAAGGTGATCGTCGAGGGGGTGTTCGTGGCGCTGCGGGCGACGCGGGCGGAGGCGGCGAGTTCTTCGGCGAGGGCGCGGATGATCGAGGCGGTGCGGGTGGGGCGGACGGCGTTCTGGGTGGTGGTCATGAACAGAGTATAGGGCGTCCCCGCGCTACTGTCAACCCCCCCGGCCGCAGGGCCGAGGGGGCGAGGTCGGATCGGCGCCGCTCAGGCGTCGCGCACGAAGTCCAGCACGTGCCGCTCGCCGCGCTGGTAGCAGGGGCCGCAGTAGTAGCGGCGCGTCGTGCGGCGCTCGCGGCCCGAGCGGGCGCCGCAGCAGGGGCAGACCAGGGCGTACTTCGACGGCGGCACCACGACCTGCTGGAGGCTCGCCGTGCGGTTCGGGCGGGCGCCGAGGCGGACGCACGCGGCCTTCCAGGCGGCGCCGTGCTTGGCGCCGGGCGTCAGGGCGTGGGCGATCTCGTGAAGGATGGTGTCCAGCACCTCGGCCTCGGCGTTCAGTTGGGCGAACGGGCGGCTGAGCGTGATGGTGCGGGCGGCGTAGTTGCAGGTGCCGAGGGTGCGCTTGCCGCGGCCCCAGACGAAGGTCCAGCCGCGGTGGCCGTTGTCGGTGAGGTGCTGGCGGATCAAGCGCTCGGCGAGGCGGCGGGCGTCGGTGGCGTTCACTTGGCGCCCCCCAGGTAGAACGCGGCGGGGGAGACATCGGTCCCGGCGTCGGCGGCGCAGACGGCGTCGATCCAGGCGATGAGGGCGGCGGGGTCGCGGCGCTCCAGGTCGTCGAGGAGCCAGGCGCGCACGTCGATCACGGCGAGGCGGTCGTCCTGGGGGAGGGCGTAGTCGGCCATGAGGGCGTCGGTGTGGTCCCATTGTTCGACGACCTGGGCGGTGGTGAGGGCGGCGAGGCGGGCGGCGGCGATGCGGGCGGCGTCCTTGCGGGTGGTGGTCATGAGTAGAGAATAGCGTGTCCCCGCGCTACGGTCAACCCCCCAGCACGAGCACGCCCCCGGTCGATCCGACCGGGGGCGCCTGGGGGCGGGGGCGGGCGCTCAGCCGTAGACGGTCGCGGCGAAGGGGGCGCCATCGGGCAGCGCGAGCGGGGGCATGGCGCAGATCAGGTCGCCGTCGGCGTCGTAGGCGACGACGGCGAAGCCAGCGCGGGCGGGCTGGACGCGGAACGTGAAGGACGGGCCTTCGGTGTCCAGCCAGCGCAGCGCCGCGCTGTCGGATTGGGCGAGGGCGAAGGCGATGGCCTGGGCGTGCGCTTCGGTGGGGTAGATGCCGGTGGTCATGAGTAGAGAATCGCGCGTCCCCGCCCTACTGGCAACCCCCACACGGGAACGCCCCCGGCGGGATGCCGGGGGCGTCGGTGCGGGTGCGCGCTCGATCAGGCCAGCGGGGCGACCTCCCAGAACCCGTCGAGGGCGTCGCCGCGGAGGCAGCGGATGCGAACGGGGGCGAGGGTGGACGCCTGGTAGGCGCGGGCGTCGGCGAGGGTGGCGAAGTAGACGGTCGTGGTGGTCATGTCGTTCCTCCTCGCCTCACATCGTAGCGCGTCCCCGCGCTACTGTCAACCCTCCCGAGGCAGGTACGTCAGGCCGCCATCCCCAGGGAACGGCCGCCGGTGATCGTTCGCCCCCGACGCGATCTCGTCGGGCACGCCCTCGGGGAACGCGTCACACGCCGCCGCCCCCCGATGCTTCCGCGCACAGGACCAGCACGCGACCACCGGCTGCGCGGGGAAGTCCCCGCCAAACTTGTCCTCCGGGTCGTAACCGTCACGGTTCATATGGCAGCAGTTCCCCTCTGAGTCGCATCGTCGACCCCTCCATCTTCGCGCTCAGGACGCGGAACCGCGACCCAGGCGGCAGGATGAACTCCATCTCTGACGAGTAGTTGGACCACGCTTCAGCATAGACGCCAGGGTGGCCCGCCCGCGCCTCGATCTCCAGCAGCACCCGCACCTCGCTCGACCCGCCGAAGGACAGGTGCCCGTCGCGCACCGTCGTCGACATGAAACCCTTGTCCTGGACGACGGTCCCGACGTAGTCGTCGATGTCCGCGGGGAAGATCGACCGCGGCGCACCGTACGACCGGCGCAGCACCACGTCGGCGGGCAGGTCGAACTTGCCGATCAGCGCGGTCGCCTTGTCGACCTTCTCGACGACGTACTGGTACGTCCCATCCGGGCGCCCCTGGCGCAGGTAGCGGTTCATGGGGCCGTAGTCGCCCCCGGTGTAGTCCTTCAGCGCCTGGAACTGGCCGCTGCCCTTCGCCTGGCGGGCGCTGACGCGCCGCGACGAGTGCGCTTCCCTGAAGGTCTTACTCGCGTCCCACTCGCTGAGCGGCTGGAAGGGGCGCGCCATGTCCATCTTCGGCGCCTTCGGCGTGCGCGGCTTCCGGGGCCGCTTCGGCTTCGGCGCCGCCGCGGGGGCCGGGGCGGGCGGTGGGGGTGGCGGTGGCGCGGGCTGAGGCGGCGCTGGCGGCGGCGGCGCTGGCGGCGCGGCCACCGGGGGCGGCGGCGCCACCGGGCCGGGCAGGGGCACCTTCTGGCCCGCAGCGGACCCCCACACGCGCTCCATCACGGAGTAGGCGGTCGCGTTGACCTGTTCGACAGGCGCGCCCCACTTCGCCGCGAACGCCGCGCGCAACTGCGGCGGCGCATCCTGCAGCGCCAGCGCGCTCCAGTCGGGGCCGTACGTCTCGCGCGCCAGCCCGAAGCCAGCCTGCGGGTCGAGGTCCCCGACCGCGTTCGGGTTCATCGTCACGCCCTTCTTGCTCGCCTCGGCGCGGCTCATCGTGCGGATCGAGGAGCGGCAGCGGTGGTGCAGCGGCGGCGTGTTCCGCGCCCACCACGGGTCGTTTGCGGGGTAGACGATCCCGTCGCGGCGCTTGCAGATGTCGGTGGTCGCCTCGTCGAGGATGGCGTCGAACTGCCAGAAGGGCCGCGCGATCAGCACGTCCGGTTCGGTCATGAGTTCGCGCCGACCGTCGTTGTACGCGGTCTGCACGGCGTTGCGGTAGATCGTCTCGGCCCTGAACCCTGGGTTGGCGACGGTGCCCGCCCACTCGGCCTCCAACTTCGCCAGCGCCCGCGCGCGGAACCCGCGCAGGCTGGTGCCGTCCTTCATGGTGTCGACCACGTCGACCATCACGCTCTTGACCATCTCGACGCTGGCGGCGCCCGACAGGCTGAACGCCTCGCGGCGCCAGCCCGACGCCATCTCGTAGAACGCCTCGGGCGTCATGGGGACGCGCGTCAGGAACCACAGCAGCGCCTCGGCGAAGTCGGTGGGCTTCGCGGGCGCGGTCCAGGGGGACGCCACGGTTACAAGTCCTCGACGACCGCCCGGCGCCCGGCGAGGTCGGCGAGGACGATGGCCTCCTCCAGCCCGGCGAGCATGTCGGGTTCGACCTCGTCGAAGATGCGCAGCAGCCGCTCGCGCAGCACCTCCAGACCCTCGGGCGTCTCGTCGGTCTGGCGGATCAGGTCGGCGAGCGCCTGCAGGGTGCCGCTCATGCGGGCGAGCGGCGCGGCGTTGCGCACGAGGCGGTCGGCGTACATCTGGCCGCGCACGAAGCCGCCGATGTTCTCCCGGTCGCCGCTGGCGAGCGCCACGCGCGGCCGCTCCTCGGTGGCCTTCATGCGCTGCGTCAGGCCGCGCACGACGGCGCGCGGCAGGTTGTACTCCTCGGCCAGCACGTCCACGTCGAGGGGCACGCCGAGATCGAGCCAGGCGCCGACGGCGACGGCGAGCGCCTGCATGGCCTCGGCCTTGACCTTCTGACCGGCGGCCGTCTCCTCGACGTTCTCGGGCGGGGTGGTGTCCCAGCGCGCCCACGGGGCGCGGTCGGCGTTGCCGAAGTTGATCAGGGTCCACGCGCGGATGCTCTGCTCATGGAGGGCGGTGCTGAACGTCTGCTCGTCGCTGGCGATCATGTCGCCGCGGATCGTCTCGTGAACCTGCGCGGCGGCGAGGCTGCCGCCCTTGACCTCGGTGGTGAGCGTCTGCCCGGCGATGGTGACGCTGATCCCGGCGTTCGCCGCCTCGATCTGGCGCTCAAACGTCTCCCAGGAGTTCGCGGTGGCCTCGACCATCTTGATGTCGAACCCGGCGGGCAGGGCGATGCCGGTCACGCCGCTGACCGCCTGGAGGTCGCTGGCGAGTTCGTCGCGGTCGGCGCGGCTGCTGCCGTCGGGGGTGGTGCCGACGCGCAGCGGGTTGCCGTGCGCCTCGCTGTACGAACCCCAGTCCAACTGCGCAAACCGCTTCAGGAGCCACCAGCCGCTCAGGCCGAGCCAGAGGCCGCCGCGCCACGCCTTCGCGGCGCCGCCGGGCTGGTAGACCAGCCACTTCGGATCGGTCGGGCCGATCCGCACGTCGCCGGTGGTGGTGCTGAGGTACCAGGCTCCGTGGTCGTGGTCCCACCGCAGCCACCGGGGCGACCAGACGCGCAGGCGGGGGATGAACCGGCCGCCGCTGAGTTCCCACACCTGTTCGGCGATGCCGACGCCGACGCCGAGGCCCCAGGTCATGAGGTCGGCCAGGTCGTTCTCCGGGAAGGCGCGCCAGAAGTCCGTCTCCAGCGCGGTCGTCTCGGGCGTGGGCTGGTCGCCTTCGTGCGGCTCAAAGCGCAGGGGGCTCTTGATCAGGCCGCGGACGCGGGTGCCGAGGACGCCCGCGATGCGGTCGTCGGTGCGCATCGCCTCAAAGAGGTCCGCGGCCAGCAGCAGGTTGCCCTGGTCGGCCTGGCGGCGGGCGGTGCGCACGCGCTCGGGCGTCCAGTCCTCGCGGGTGGTGTAGGAGCGGGGTCGGTACGTCAGGTCTGGGGGCTTCGGCACGCTGCTACCTCCGGGACCCGCGGGCGCTGGTGGCCTTGCGGGCTTCGTACGGTCCCCCGCTGGTGGCGAGGGCGTGATGGAGGGCGGCGAGGGCGTCCACGATGTCGTCGTGGGCGTCGCCCTGGCCGGTGAAGGTGCTGACCTCCGACTCCAGGGCGGGCGCCCACGGGGCGTCGCGCGGGACGAGGATAGCACCGCGGTTCCACGCGACCGCGGCTGGGGTGGCGCGCGCCACCTTGTCGGTGGTGGTGGGTAGGAGGTTGACGGTGATCCCCTCGCGCTGGAGTAGGAGCGCCATGCCGCGCTCGGTGCTGCTGGCGTACCAATGCACGCGGGTGACGCCTGCCTCGCGCATGAGGGGGACGTATTGGCCGGGGTCGAGGCGGTGCCTGAGCATCCCGGTGAGGTAGAGGTCGACGCGGTCGGGGTCGGTGGGGTGGGGGTAGGCGCGGCCGGTGAGGGTGACGGTGTAGTCGCTGGTGGTCTTGGTGGTGTACGCGGCGTCGAAGCCGTGCGCTTCGCGGTAGCCGTCGGGGGCGGGGGGGAGGCTGTCGTAGTAGGTGGTGGGGCCGAAGATGCGCGATCCGTCCTCGATGGGTTGGCCCATGTAGAGCGCCGACCAGTCGGCGGGCAGCATGGCGTCGCGTTGCGCCTGGAGCCAGTCGAGGGGGCGGTGCTTCGGCCAGAGGGCGGCGCCGTCGTCGCCGATGGCGGGGAGGCTGATGTACTCCCAGCCGTCGCGTTCCATGAGGCGGCCGGTGGGGTCGTCGAGGTGCCAGCGCGTAGCGACCAGCACGACGCTCGCGCCGGGGTGGAGGCGCGTGAACGCGACGCTGGACAGCCAGCCGTACGCCTTGTCGCGGATCAGGCGGGAGTTGGCTTCCTCCCGGTCCTTCAGGAGGTCGTCGACGACGAGGACGCCGTCGACGGGGTGGCCGGTGAGGGGGCCGCCGCGGGAGGTCCAGACGACGCCGCCCCCGGCGCTGGTGCGCCAGCGGTCGAGGGTGGTGCGGTCGAGGCGGAGGTCGTGCTGTTCGGCGATGCGCGCGGCGATCAGGCTCTGGTCGCGGCTGAACGCTTGCGCGTAGGTGGCGAACGCGTGCCGCTTGCGGGGCTGCTGCTGGAGGAGCCAGACGAGGCCGTGGAGGACGGTCATGCTCTTGCCGTGCTGCGGGGGGGTGCTGATCAGGACGCGGACGGCTTCGCCTGCGCGGATGCGGGCGAACACGTCGAGGAGCGGCTGGAGGTGGTGCGGCGTGTCGAGGCCGTACGTGTGGCCGATGAAGTCGCCGAGGGGCTGCCCGTCAGTTCGGGAGGGCCGCAGCCGGGCGGCCGCCATCTCCGCCCAGGAGGGCGCGGAGGGCGCGTTCGCGCGTGGCTGGATCATCGGCAAACTCCTGCTCCAGGGCGTCTAGGGCGGCGCTCATGCGCGCCTCCATCTGTTCGTAGACGATCACCTGCGGCGCGTCGGTGCCGAGCATGTCGCGCACGTCCTTCAGGACGCGGCGGACCTCGTCGTAGTTGCCGACGGCCCAATGGCGGTCCAGGAGGGCGTGGTAGTCGCTGAGGATTTCGGCGCGGTGGTCGCTGATGTCGCGCAGGCTCTCGGCTCGCGCGGCGGCGTGAAGGTGGTCGAGGTCGCGCTGGACGGTGGCGACGCCCCAGGGCTTCGCGGTGCGCGGGTTCAGGAAGTGGGAGTCCTCCAGCGCCTGCGCGATCTGGCGGACGGTGAGGCGGCGCCGTCGGAGGTGCGCGATCTCGGCCCGGCGCTGCTCGATCACGAGGGCGTCGCTGCTGTTCCGTGGCATGGTGTCCCACCTCCCTAGTAGGAAGGGGGGCGCCGCCGCCCGTCCACGCCGTCGCCCCCGCTGCCGAGTGTATCACCACGAGTGGATGGCTGCTGTCTCTACTCGGGAGGGGTTCCATTCCCCCTGGAAGGCGGTGACGAAATCGGGGTGCTGGCCGAAGGACGCGCGGATCAGGAGGGCGGTCTGCGGCTGCAGGCGGGCGCGGAGGGCGCGGGGGACGCCGGGGGTGGGGCGGCGGCGGCCCGCGGGGGCGCCTGCGGGCGCTGGGGGCGGCGTGGGGGGCTTCTCGTAGCGGCGGTCGAGGCGGGGGGGCTGGTGGCCGACCTTGCACTCTCGGCTGCAGTAGGCGCGGCTGGCGAAGCGGGTGGGGCCTTCGCCGCGGCGGCGGGTCATGGGGTCGCCGCAGCGGCGACAGAACCGTTCGGGGCCGGGTTCGGGCTTGGGGGCGAGGGCGTGGTAGAGGGTCTTTGCGCAGGACAGGTTGCAGGTGGCGCGCTTGTCGAAGTTCGACTTCGTTTCCTTGGGGCGGCGGACGAGGGGGGCGCCGCAGGCGGGGCAGGTGCGGGTGGTAGTCGTGGTGGTGGTCACTTCAGGGCCTCCTGGATGGCGTCGAAGTCCTCGGGGCGCCAGAGGTGGTATTCGGCGCCGCTGGTGGTGAGGGCGAGCCGCCATGCTTTCTGGTGGGGGCTGAGGCGGCCGGTGGCGGTTTTCAGTTCGGCGAAGATGATGCGGTCGCGGGCGAGGACGAGGTCGGGGAACCCTCGGCCGTCGGCGGCGACGGCGGTGCGCCAGTCGCCGCGGGCGTTCTGGGCGGGTCTGAAGTGGGCGACGCGCCAGCCGCAGAGGTGGGCGAGGTGGATCACCTGCTGCTGGAAGTGGCGCTCCAGGAGGCCTCGGGTCACGCGCGGCGGTTGGGGTAGCGCGCGGCGTACGTCTCGGGGCGCCACCAGACGCCTGTGGCGGGGTCGACGACGTACTCGCGGCCGCCGCGGGTGCGGACGCGTCGCACGCCGCCGGTGAGGGTGCGGGTGCGGCCGCCGTCGTA